TGCTGCGGGCTTCCGCTGTCTGCCGGGGATGTGGGTGGAGCATTCGACTGCGGCCATTACCGCTCAGTCGGCAGTGCCCAGCACTTGCGGTATGACGAGCGCAACGCCCACGGCCAGCGCAAGCAATGCAACCGCTGGGGCGCTGGCAGGGCCGTCGATTACCGCATTGGGCTGGTTGCCAGAATTGGGCTGGAGGCCGTGGAAGCCCTGGAGTCAGACAACGCGCCAAAGAAATGGACGCGGGAGGAACTGATCTCGATCAGGGACGAATACCGCAAAAAACTGAAAGGCCACAATGAAGCGTGACGCAATCGACTTTCACGTCATCCCCGAGAAGCAGCAGGCCATCCATGCCCGCCTGGAGAACTGGGCAGCGTGGGTAAAGCCCAGGCAGAGCTGGCCCGTGCATCCAATGTTCCGACAGTGCCGGTCGAATGCGTGGCAGTGGCACCCACCGGAGCACCGGCCAACGTGCGACACGCAAGATGCGGTGCGCCTGGAGAAGATCATCGGCACGATGCCGGAGCCGTTCAGGACTGCATTGCGCTGGTGGTACGTGTTCCCCATCCCGCCGTGGCGTGCGCGCAAGTACTTCGCGACAACGGCGGAAGGCCTGGACAGGCTGGTGAAGGATGCGCGGGCGATGCTGGCGAACTTGTCTCAGTGAAAACACCTATACAAGAATCGCAAACTGTGGTATAAACGCAGCGCGAATACGCAAAAGACGGTATCCATGCGGAGGCATGGCCGTCTCTAGATTAAGGCCCCGGCAGAAATGCGCGGGGCTTTTTTGCGTTCGTGGGCCGCTGCGACATACCGAAATGGACTCGTATCCAGACCGGCAGCGCGCCCACAACATCCACCCCCGAGAAGCACCGCGAACCCTGCGCGGGAGGCTGGCGGGTAAACCAGCCCATTCTTCAGCGTATGCACACACGCCACAGGGGGAGGCGGCGAACGGCAACGCCCAGCCGGGGCAGATCAATCCCGGTTGCCCGATGGGCGCATTCGGACAATCCACAGAGAACCCGAACATGACTGAAAACAACAAGCCGAAACAAAGTCGGAAGGGCAAGACGAACAACCCGAACGGGCGACCGGCGGGCGTTCCCAACAAATCCACCACTCAAGCACGCGAAGCAATCGCCGCTTTTGTGGATGCGAATGTTGACCGCATGGCCGAATGGTTGGACGCGGTGGCCGCCGATGAAAAGCAAGGCCCTGCCGTGGCGTTCAAGATGCTGATGGACGTCATGGAGTACCACGTACCGAAGCTGGCACGCACTGAGCATGTCGGGCAGGGCGGTGGCCCCGTCCTGAATGAGATCGTCATCAAGGTTGTCGATGCAGATCGAAGCTGAGTTTCCCCGGAAGCTCGCCTTTCTGTTCAAGCCAGCCCGCTACAAGGTAGCGCACGGCGGGCGCGGGTCTGGCAAATCGTGGGCATTTGCCCGCGCGCTGATTCTTTTGGCCGCACAAAAGCCGCTGCGCATCCTGTGTGGCCGTGAAGTGCAGAAGTCGATTAAAGACTCGGTGCACAGGCTCTTGAATGACCAGATACAAGCCTTGGGCTTGGGTGCATCGTTTGATGTGCTGGAAGCTGAGATTCGCGGCAAGAACGGCAGCCTGTTCCTGTTTGCGGGGCTGAGCCAGCACACGGTGGAGTCCATTAAGTCGTTTGAAGGCGTGGACATTTGCTGGCTGGAGGAGGCGCAGGTCATCACCAAGCGTTCCTTCGATGTGCTGCTGCCGACGATCCGCAAGGATGGATCCGAAGTGTGGCTCAGCCTGAACCCGGACATGGAAACGGACGAGACGTACCAGCGGTTTGTCGCCAACCCGCCGCCAAATGCGCTGGTCGAACAGGTGAACTGGCGTGATAACCCGTGGTTTCCGGAGGTTCTGGAAGCCGAGCGCCAGGAAACGCTGCGCCGCGATCCGGACAGCTATGAGAACATTTGGGAAGGCAAGCCTAAGCGCGTTGCGGAGGGTGCTATCTACGCCATGGAGATTGACCAGGCGTATGCACAAAACCGCGTGCGTGCTGTTCCGTATGACCCGCTGCTGTCGGTGCACACAGTGTGGGACTTGGGCTGGAATGACTCGATGACCGTCGGGTTCTTCCAGCGATCCGGCGCCGAAGTGCGGTGCATTGACTACCTGGAAGATTCATTCCGCACGCTGGATTGGTACATCGCAGAGGTGGAAAAGCGCCCGTACCGGATAGGGACGTACTTCATCCCGCACGATGGGCGGGCGCGTGACTTCAAGACTGGCAAGAGCACCGAGGAAATCCTGGCCAGCATGGGCAAGGCGGTGGAAGTGCTGCCAGCCCTGAGCGTGGAAGAGGGCATCAAGGCCACTCGGATGATGTTCCCGCGCACGTACTTCGACCAGGACAAGGCCGGGCCATTGCTTGAGCATTTGAAGCGCTACAAGCGCACGATTCACCTGAAAACAGGCGAGCCCGGCGCACCGCTACACGACGAACACAGCCACGGCGCTGACATGTTCCGCTATGCCGCTATGGCGGTTGACCAGATGGGCAATGCCGCAGCGCTCAAGCCCATTCAATACAAACGAAAGATGCTCGCATGAACGAGATCAAGACCTACCCGGACGGCTCGCAGCGCGTGGGATGCCCGCCATTCCCTGCACTCTCGCCAAAGGAAGAGCAGGAGGCGAAGCTGCGCGGCGAGGCGCCTGCAAGCTCTGCGGAGCCTGCTGCTGGCGATGCGCCTCGCCGTGGCCGCCCACCCAAGACCAAGGATGCTGACTGATGGCCAAAATGACCGATGACACGCTGCTGAAGCATCTCCAGTCCAACGAGGATGATGCTGCGCAGTATGTCGAGGCCATCGGCGCGTATCGTCTCGCGTCGATGCGCGAGTATTACCGGGAGCCGTATCCTGGCGACGAATCCCTTGATGGTGGCTGGTCGCAGATCGTCACGTCCGAAGTACAGGACACGGTCGAATGGATTCTTCCTGAGCTGCTGGATGTGTTCACAACCAGCGACGAAGCGGTGGTGTTTGAGCCCACGACGCAGGAAGACGTGCAGGGCGCCCAGCAGGCCACGGACGGGTGCAACTACGTTTTCTACAAGCAGAACAATGGGTTTTTGACGCTTTACACCGCCTTCAAGGATGCGCTGATCGCGCAGAATTGCGCGGTCGAATGGCGCACGGTTACAGAGCAAGTGCGAGACGTACAGGAGGTGCAAGGCGCCCCGCTGGACGTGCTTGCGATGCTGGAACAGGAAGGCTACGAAATCGAGGCCGTTGAGCCTTTGATGGGCGCTGCCGCTCCGCTGTTCAATGCGAAAGTGGCCCGCACGCAGGACAAGAAGCGCGTGCTGGTCGAGGCGTTCCCGCCTGAGCAGCTTATTGTCAAGCGCGGCTGGACTTCACCGCTGCTGGGCGAGTGCCCCTATGTCGCACGGCTGATGCAGGTCACGCTGTCCGATCTTCGGCAAATGGGGTTCAAGGGCGTGACGGCAGCAGAATTGCGCGCATCCGAAGATGCGATGCGTGACGCGCAGGAGGAAGACTACCGGCTGCAACGCACGGACGGTGGTTTCACGCAGGACAATGACGAAGTTGATAGCGAGGATGACAGCCTCGCGACGGGATGGCTGCGTTGCGAATACGTCCTGGTGGACTATGACGGCGACGGCATTGCAGAGCGGCGCCTGATCTATCGCTTGGCAGACAAAATCCTATCGAACGAAGAAACCGATCAGGTTCAGATCGCCACGACCAGTCCGATCATCAATACGCACCGCTGGGACGGCATGTCAATTTCCGAGTGCGTTTCGGACATTCAGCGCCTGAAAACAGACCTGACGCGGGCGATGGTCAACGGGGCTAATTTGGCCGTGAACCCGCGCAAGACGGTGCTGACCGATGCCAATGGCGCGCCGTATGTCGAGATAGACGACCTTCTCGATTTCCGCATTGGCGGGATCGTGCGGCAGACGCGCCAGGACGCATTGGGCGTAGAGCCGACCCCATTCAACGCTGCGCAGATTCTGCCGGTGCTGTCCTATGTTGACGACATGGCCGAGAAGCGCACAGGCGTTTCAAAGCAGCAGCAGGGCCTGGACTCAAATGCGCTGCGCAACGACCGCACCGCCGCCGAAGTGATGATGACGGCCAACGCTGCAAAGCAGCGGGTCAAGCTAATCGCCCGCATCTTCGCCGAGACGTTGGTTAAGCCAATCTTCCTGGGCATCCTCAAGCTCCTGACTGCTGGAGAGATGGAGCCGCTTGCATTCCGCCTGCGCGGGCAATTCGTGCAGTACGACCCCAACGAGTGGCGAGACCAGTACGACATGACCGTGAACGTGGGTCTTGGCACTGGCGACAAGCAGCAGCAAATCGCAGTGTTCGCAAACCTGCTGCAGACGCAGATGGGCTTGGCTCAGTCGCCTTTTGGTCAACTTATGATCCAGCCGCAGAACATCTACAACACCGTGTCGAAGATGGTGGAGCTGGGTGGGCAGAAGAACGTCAATGACTTCATCCTGAACCCGCAAGGCCAGCCGGTGCCGCAATCGGGCCCGCCACCGCAATTGATGCTGGAGCAGGCCAAGATGCAGCAACAGGGCCAGATCAAGCAGATGGAGCTGCAATTCAAGGCGCAGGC